AGCCAATTTGTTAGTCACTGCTAAAAAGATATTTGAGCCAGCAAGAGAGCATTTTGGTGTTCCAATCATCATCAGTAGTGGTTATCGTTGCCCAAAATTGAATACAGCGATAGGAGGAGAGCCAACAAGCCAACATACAAAAGGCGAAGCATTGGACCTTGTAATGACAAATGGCAAATCAAACAAGGAATTATTCCTGTTTCTATTGAATAATGTCGAATTTGATCAATTAATTGCTGAGGATTACCTAAATGGACAGCCTAAATGGATTCATTGTTCCTACACATCATCCAAGCCTAACCGAAAGGAGGTGTGGGTAGCAAAACGCAACTTATTAGGTAAGATGACCTATGTTAAATACACCCCTAACGTATGGAAAGCAATCTATGGATAATCAAATCATAATTTTATTAGAATTTAGCACCGTGTTACTAATTATTGGACTAATCCTATTGTTTAAATCCCTAAATGACGATTAATGACTTGGAATAAGTATAAAAGCACCGAAGCACCTGCTAAAAAGAAAATCAAGCACCACGAATCCGATATTCAAAAGAATTGTGTGCGTTGGTTCAGATTCGCCTATCCGCAATTGATTATTTTCTCTATCCCTAACGGAGGGAGCAGAAACGTAATTGAAGCAGTTAGGTTAAAGGATGAAGGATTATTGGCAGGAGTGAGTGACCTATTTATGCCAAAACCTAATAGCAAATTTGCAGGATTATTCATTGAGATGAAGGCTCCAGGAGGAAAGCCAACCTTATCACAGGTTCACTTTATGGAAAAAATGCTATCTTTGGGTTATGAATGCAAAATATGTCATTCATTCGATGAATTTAGAGAAGTTGTGGATAACTACCTAACCACTTAAAAACTGAAAAAAAACGGCTAATTATGGCAAAATTTGGAGAAGGTCAACCGATTAATCGTGGAGGCAGACCGAAAGGCGCAGTCAGCAAATTAACAAGGGAGTTCAAAGAGATGGTACAAACTACTATGTCAGAACTTCAGGATGATCCAAGAGCAAATTTGACTACTTGGGCAAAAGAAAACACTACCGAATTCTACAAGATAGCATCGAAACTAATACCTACCGAGATGAAAAACGATGTTTCAGTAACCGATAACAAAATTGTAGTAATTCGTGAAGACAGTCAAATTAAAAAGTAGGCACGTTAATCAGGAACACATCATTCAAACTGCCAAGCGGTTCAATGTACTAAAATGTGGTCGAAGATTTGGGAAGACATCATTAGCAGAAGAACTAATCATTGAGCCTGCTTTAGATGGCTTTCCTGTTGCATACTATTCACCAACTTATAAGGACTTATCCGACTTTTGGCGCGTAATAACCGAAACGTGCTATGAAGTTATTGCGTCTAAGAATGAGCAGTTGAAACAAATACGATTAATTACAGGTGGGGTGATTGATATGTGGTCATTGGATGAGCCTGATAGTGGACGAGGCAGAAAGTACAAACGCGTGGTGATTGATGAGTGCGAAAAGGCGCGTAAGTTAGAGCAGGCGTGGAATGGTACCATCCGTGCGACACTAACCGACTATGTTGGGGATGCGTGGTTTCTATCCACCCCTAAATTTGGCGATACCTATTTCAAGGAATTGTGTCGATTGAAGGATAATGAAGAATATAGCCACGAATGGCAATCGTGGACGTTTACAACTTATGACAATCCGCATATCCTATCAAGCGAGGTAGATTCAGCCAGGCGAACAATGAGTGACCTTTATTTCCGTTGCGAATATTTGGCAGAGGATGTGGACTTGAAAGGAATGCTATGGGCATTTGCATTTGATAGCAAAAAGCACATTACTGATCAACCAATCAACCTTAATAAAAATGAGCCTGTTTACCTATCATTTGACTTTAACAAGAATCCCATTTCGTGTAGTGTTGTCCAGCATTACGATAGGACCATATGGGTATTGGAAACCATCAAGCTCGAAAATTCCGACATTTACGCATTATGTGATTACATCCTATCATACTACCCAAATTGTCTATACATTGTCACAGGGGATGCTACAGGAAGAAACACATCAGCATTAGTAAAGGACAATTTGAACTATTATACTGTTATTCGTACCCGATTGCGTTTAGGTAGTGGACAAATGCGCCAACCGATTATAAATCCACCAATTCAAGAGAATCAGGTATTAGTGAATAGTTTGTTAGCCAATTATGGGGTGCAAATCCAGGATAAAAAAGCAAAAGCATTGATTTATGACCTGAAGAACGTGAAAATCAGTGAGGATGGCAAGATTGAAAAGAGCAATCGTGCGGATTTAAGCCAACAAGCGGATGCGTTAGATACGTTCAGATATTGGTGCAATAGTTTTATGGGATGGTTCCTGAAGGCTAAATAAAAAAAAGGAGGCACATTTCTGCACCCCCTTTCCCAATAACCAACCACTACGGCTACCACCCCGCAATGCGTAACAAAAATACAATTATTTTCCACTAATTGATGTGAATAAGTATATTTGTGTTAAAATATTAAAATTATGCCCTGTTTAGAATGCGTCACGTACACATTGCCATCCTGCCCTGAATTCATCTCAATGAAGTGGAGCGGATTGGATGAATCATTAGATTACCTAATCGAATTCACCGATAAGTTCGATAATGTTTATACCACATTGATTGAGCAACCATATCCGACAGTAGGATTGATTCATATCCCTGTTTTAGGTAACGCAGATATTCCTGAAGGATTATTCACACAGCATAGCGGGATGTTCAAGATGCGTGTCTTAAATACGCAATATTTAACTCCACTTAACTTTTATGTGGGGGTTGTATTAACACAATGCGTTCTATTATCGTTCCAACATTATGAAGGAGTGGTTCCACCTGCAACTATCATAGGCGATTAATATGTTACAAGCAATAATCATCATCTCGCTATTTTGCACAGGGGTAAATATGGTATTCCGCGATGGCTTCCTTTTAGGATGTATCGGCAACATATTCCGTTCAATGCTACCACATTACGTGAGCAGTCCGTTATTCGATTGTTTGGTATGTATGGGTGGTTTTTGGGGTGCAACAGGGTTAATCTTCATCACCAATGATTACACAAACGTGCTTTATTTCCCTTGCGTCATTGGATGCAATGCAATTCTCAACGGACTTATTAACAAAACCTATGACCAATTCTAACCTACAAACAGGGGAGCAGATGCACAACTTTGCGCTCACAATGGGTTGGACGCATTTCCATTCGTGTATGTGTCCAGGCTATCCTGAACGCAGATATAAGCATCCTGAACTACCACAATCCGTCTTAAAGATTTACCCAACCAAGAAAGCGTGGGCATATTATGACAAATTTGGGAGAAGGTCTTTGAGTGGCAATAATGAAATATTTGATGTATCTTTGACAAAACTAACGCCATAACCGATGAACTTTATTGAGAAACTTAAACTACGCTTTGCTTCCGTCCCTACTTCCAAGTATAGGATCAAGAAAGCATTTGTATGTGGTGGAGTGGAATACTACCAATTCGATGATGTGTTTAACCTACCTTACCAAAGAGGACTAACAGCCATTACGTTCTTCAGAGAGATGCAGATGAACTGCGATAGGGACTTCTTGATGTCGTTTTGTGAAGCAAAAGCCAACATTGGGCAGAAGATTATCGATTCAATGAGCGTAAAGAATAATAAGTTGGACCTGAATAAGACCATTGCTTTGTTGAATCAGTCAGCACAATTGGATATTAACCTAAAGGAGCGTGTGGCAATGATTACTGACTCGGATTTGATTTACAAGTTGGCGAGTGTGGTATTCTTTGACAAATCAGAAAGTCCAACGCATTACGAACACGGATATAATCAAAAAAAGATTGAATTTTGGAAGAAAAACGCATCCATGTATGATTTTTTTTTGCAAATGCCAGTGCAGGAGTTAGTTCCCTTTTTGAAACAATCCGCAGGAGATACCCAACAGTATTTGCAGAAGATTATGGAGATGACGATACAAGCGGAGGAATTAGCGAAGAACTCGCAGTTAGTTTTTTCGCACTTGTCATCCGAACAGAAGACGAAGTCCGTAGAGCAATAACAACCTTAGCCAAACATTGTCCTGAACTGCACGATTGGACTACCATAGACGATTATTACTTCAAATGGAATGATGTAATAATAACAGCACAAAATCAATCAAAACAATCTTCCAATAATGGAGAAGGTTACGATACAATTTGATGCCGATTTAAGTCCGTTGCAGGATAAATTAGGGCAATTAAAATCTTCAGGATTAGAGCAATTATCAACAGGGGCGAATGAAGCATCTTCCTCTATTGATAAATTAAGTCAGTCGGCAAAGAATATGCCGATGAATGTCATATCGCAAGGATTTGATGAGGCAACTACATCCATCAAGGAAAACAGCCAGGCAATAACGGAGAACGTTAGCAAACAGCAATCAATGAAGGCTGAATTGCGCGATTTGAAGAATAAGTTGCAAGAGATGGAGGATGCAGGAAAAGCAAACACTGCAGAATTCAATCGAATGGCAGAACGAGCAGGTCATTTAAGCGATCAAATTGGTGATACATCCAATCGTATTCGTGTTTTAGGGGATGATTCAAAATATATCAAGGCGGTAAGCCAGGCAGTTGGAGCAATGGCATCTGCTTATTCCGTTGCGCAGGGTGCATCAGCATTATTTGGAAAGGAGAATAAGGAAGTAGAAAAAGCGTTGTTAAAGGTAAACGCGGCAATGGCAATTGCTAATGGAATCCAACAAATCCACGAATCTTTATTAAAAGATAGCACACTCGCGGTTGTATTAAATACATCAGCGACTAAAGCATATTCATTTGTTGTTGGAGAAAGCACAGGAGCGTTAAAGATATTCCGTGTTGCATTAGCAAGTACAGGTATTGGATTGATCGTATTAGCAGTTGGAGCATTAGTTGCTAATTGGAAGGAATTTGTTGGGTGGTTAACTAAATCATTCCCACAACTTGAAATGGTTACAAAATTCTTCACCAATTTTAGACAAATTGCATCAGGTGCAATTGATGCAGTTGTTGCAGGGTTTAAAGGATTAGGTAAGATATTAAGCGATATTTTTACAGGTGATTTTACAGCATTAGCAAATGATGCAAAAGCATTCGGTGGTAATATTGCTGAAGCATATAATAAAGGATATGCAGAAAAAGACAAAGAATTACAAATAAAAGCAGGAATTGAAACGCGTAGATTGGCAATTGAATTAGCCGAAAAACAAGGCAGAGATGTAAATCAATTGAAGTTACAATTGATGCGTGATGAATTAAGCATCTTGGAAAAAGGAAGTGAAGATTATAATAAAAAGTTGGTTGAAATTGAAGGTGTAAGAGCGGATATTAAAAAGAAGGAAAGTGATAAAGACAAGAAACAATTAGAACGCGATAACGAACAAAGAATCAATGATATTGATGCAAGTTATCAAAAAGAAATAGTTATAAGGCAAGAGGCATTAGCCAAAATGAATCAAGATAGCATAGAAGCGCGTGATTTGAGAAAAGAAATAGTAGACGCACAATATGCTTATGATTTGTTACAATTATCTAATCAAAATAAGAATGCACAAGATTACGAAAACAAAGCAAAAGAATTAAGGATTAAAGCAAACAAGGAAAAAAGTGCGATTGATAAACAATATTTAGATGCTTATTCTCAACAATATTCTGCGTGGATTAAATCAGTAACCGATGCAGAACAAAAGAAATTGGATGAAGCCAAAGCACTTAGGCAAGCATTAAAAAATGAAGCCATTGCATCTGCCCAAGAAATTGCAAATGGGGAATTCCAAATTGCACAAAATAAACGTGATGCTGAACTTCAAGCAAATATTGATGCGTTAGAAAAAAGAAAAGAAAACGAATTAGCCAATAAGAATTTATCCGAAGCACAAAAACAAGCAATTCAGGCTAAATATGATAAGTTAGAGGCTGAACAAAAGAAGAAAGCGTGGGAAGTAGAACAAGACGCAAAGAAAAAACAAGCCATCATTAATGGAGCATTAGCCATTACTAAAATATGGGCAGAAACAGGTGCAAATCCTGTATTAGCAGGTATTTTAACTGCCGCGTCCATTATTGCTACTGCTACCCAAGTGCGTGTGATAGATTCTCAGCCGGTACCAAAGTTCGCCAAAGGTAAGAACTTAGATGGCTATGAAGGAATGGCAATCATTGGAGAAGCAGGTCGCGAATTACGATTAGATAGCGATGGAAGTATGAAGATGTATAATCGTGCAACCTTAGACCACGTGAATGCAGATAGCATCATCCTACCTAACAATTTAACGGAGGCTTTGTTGAAGACCAACATCCCTGCGATGAACTTGCGTAATATGAATGCGGTTACCAAGCAAAATATATCTGCCAAGTTGGATATTGATTACAAGAAATTAGCGCGTACTTTGGGAGAGGAATTAAAGAATAGCCAAAAGGTAAGCGTTAACATTGATGAGAAAGGATTTGAAACGCGCATCCTCAATGGCATCAGTGAGCGCAGAGTGATTGATAACCGATATAAACTATAACAATGAATTGGAAGTTCAAATTAATAGATTTTACCTACGATCCTGCAGGAGTGGAAACGGAAGTAACCGAACCACAAGGATGGGAGAATATCTCGTTAAACATTCGCAGGGATGAAGAAATGCATGGGATATTCTTTGAATTCACAGGCAATGAACTGACATTCTACAAAGAAGGTATGAGCATCTTGCGTGATGCGTATAATGGTTATGGAGTGGAGGCGAATGTGAATATAGTGGTCCAGGCTTCCTGCGATGATGACAACTACGATACGTTCTATACAGGCAAGTTAATTTTCGATACCTATAAGGAAACAATCAGCGATTTGTGCAGTGTGTCTATACGCACGGAGCAACAAGATGTGGTTACAACTTTCCGCAATCGTATTGATACTGCTGTGGATTTAGCCACTACAACTTCGTTAGATGGCACAGCACTCACAACCTATACCAACCTTCCAAAAAACATTTATCTGCCATCAAAAGGACTATATAAGCGCACATTACGCTATATGGAAAATGATTTTTACATAGCACAAGGTTGTGTCTATCGTAAGAATGACATTAGCGCAGGTAGTGGATTAGAAACGAAAGATGTGACAATGTATTGGGATTTAGATTACGAGAACGCGCAAAATGATGAAGTAAAGAATTGGCAGGCAGTGGATATGTGGGATTTTAGTAGTGGCAGTATGTCCACAATGATCATAGAAGATGATGGGCAATATGATATTGACTTTCGTGTTAAAGGTATTGTATTAGGTGGAGCGCAAACGGAAGCAACAATTTTAGGAGGCAGTCCAGGTTCATTAGAAAATGGATTTTTGGATATGTGGGTAGATGTAATATTTGCTGTAAATTATGTCGAAACAATTATAGGAAGTTATTATTTAAGCACTACTACGCAAAATTTATCTATTGCTTATCAAAGTCCAACAACATCATCAGGTTTTTCAATGGAATGTCATCCTACATATGGAGGTGGACCTACACCAACATTGAATACATTTGATGAAAACAACCCTACAATTGCTAATATACCTATTGATGAATCATATACAACCACTGCTACATTGAGCAATGGCGATGTGGTGGCTGTTTATTTAAAGGTAAGGCAACAAGGCGAATACCATCGTCAATTATTTAATAAAGAGGATATTTATTGGTCACAATCGTTCAAAAAGTCATCTGATAGTTACTTCAACATCAATTCCATTCTTTACAAGCCGACAACGAACACGGACACGTTTTTAGTGAACGAATCATTTGCGCGTACAACCGAAGCAATCACGGATAACAAAATGAGCGTTTATTCGGATTATTTTGGAAGAACGGATAGCCAACCTTATCAAGCGTTAACCGATGGCTGTGGTAGTTTAGAAAGCATCACCACAGGCTTACTAATCCGCGAGCAATTGGTATCAGGCAATACGCCTAAATTGAATATCTCATTCAAAGATTTGTTTACAGGGTTTAACTGCATCCACAATATCGGGATAGGTTTGGAGGATGATAATTACGGAGGTGGTCGCGAGAAAATTATCCGCATTGAACCTGTTGCGCATTTCTATGATTCAACTACGCCAATAATGACTTGCGGTAATGTGTTCAACATTACAAGGTCGGTATTGCCTACCCGAATGTATAGTGAGATTGAAGGAGGATATGCCAAATATGAGAGTGAGGACATTACAGGTATTGATGAATTCCTTTCCAAACGTGAATATCGCACGGAATGGAGCCAAACGCGCAACAAAGACAGCCGAGTGTGTAACTTCATTGCTTCAGGGTATGCGTTGGAAGTAACACGTAGAAAAGGGCATTTAACAACGAGTGATTGGAGATTAGACAATGACATATTTGTTATCTGCATGAAGCGTTATTCAGGGGATATTGTGGTGGAGCAAGGGCAAATATCAGGTGATGTGAATATTGTTGATCCTAACACAGTATACAATTTTGCGATTAGTCCAATTCGTAATGCAACGCGATGGTTAAAAACGTGGTTTGCAGGGTTGAAGAATCCATTGACAAGCAAGTTAATATTCGCCAATGGAACAGGTAACTATTTTGCAGGTGGGCAATATACCCAAGCGTGTTCAACGGATGGGCAGGTATTGATTGAGAATGATGCGTTGGAAAGTGCAATGTTGACGGATCCTAATATTGCTGTTCCATTATGGAAGCCTGAACAAATCCAATTCGACTATCCGATGTCAATGGCTGACTATAATACCATCAAATTATCACCTTATGGCTACGTGAAATATAGTTCCGATGGAATTACATATCAAAATGGGTATATTCTCAATATTGAGTATAAACCAAATCAGGGAATTGCTAACTTTACACTATTCTCCGCAAATTTTTAAACGATGACATTCATATTACAACGTAAATCAAGAGCAATATTTGGATTCGGAGTGCCAGGTGGAGCATCGTGTTCCACTTCATCCGATAAAGAATACACCGTTCAATATGCTTCCGTTGATGGTACGGCAAACACTATTTCTTGTGTAAACACAGGACATACAGGTACAATCACCGTTGGTGGACCTGTGACACAAACTACGCATTGGGGTGGAGCAGGGAATGCCATTTGGCAACAAAAGGATTGGGAAACGGATTCAATCTATCCGTATGGAGCCTATGCAGTACCTAAATGCCACGCGTATGGCTGTTATTTGGATGCAAGTTGCGTTGCAGGTAGTACGGTTAAGAATTATTATGCGATTCCTCGTGTAAATCTAACACAAACAGGTACAAGTCCAACTGATTGTACGTGTACTTTGCAGTTTGATGGTGATTTGTTACTACCTTATGAAACAAGTATCAGCGTATGGGAAGAAGTTAATGGCGTATGGACGAATTTAAACAGCGTGGTATGCCCTGCCAATACGCAATCATCTCCAGGAGGTTATACTGCTTCGGTAAGCATTACGATTCCAATTAGTGAAGCAAATAAAGGAAAGCATTATCGTGCAAGATATTATTGCCCTTCGCTTAATTTAGTTGGATATGCGGATATGTATGCTTTGTTTGGAAGTAATAGTTATGATTTACCAACTATTAACGTAAGCGAGCATTCATTTGTAACATTCGGGCAAGGGCAGATAACACCTACTTGTGCCTATGATAAAACTGCTTGTTTGCCTGTATTAGAAATGGATGATGTGCAATTCCAAATGTATGTGGATGTTTCAATCGGTGGACAATATGGTAATTTCCCTACACCAATTTTGGGGGATGGTATTAATCATGGAACACAATTATACCTTGCTCCATGTGATGATTGTACAATACCTACTGAAATTGCAACTGCACCTGATTTTGGAGGTCATGTTGCTAAATTAGATACGTGGATTCCTGTTCCAGGCACTGAAATTTATGTGAATGATTATATTGATTGGAGTGGATTATGGAATTACATTCAAGGGAATCACGTAATAGGCGATTGTTTCAAAATATGCCTATGCAAACGCGACCCTGCAGAAGGGGGTGGCGGTGAATGGGTTGATACTATTTTAGGGTGTATGGATGGATGCTTTGAATTGATCAATGATGAATGCTATACTACTGTTTTACGCTTCCGTTCAAACAATGACGAATTATGCTTCTATTATTCGCAGGATGCTAACTATATCCAAAGCATTCGCCTACCGATGTACTTTAGAGATGTGCAATATCCATCCACAAGTACAGGCTATCAAAAGTCAGATGGCACGTGGGTTAAACTATCCGAGCGTATTCAGGAAGAATGGACATTGACAACGGATTGGTTAGAAGCAAGAACGCACAAAGCATTGAAGATAGCATTAGCACACGATACAGTGATAGCGTTAGGTAATATGGGGATAAATGACCAAATAACAGCGCAAAACAACTACACTATCAATTGGGAAAGCAAAACAAAGCCATATCCATTAGCCAAAGGAACGGTGAAGGTAAACAAGACAATTAATACGTGTAGTGTCAATACAAATTGCTAAATTTACACTATGAAAGGTATCTTACTAATCGCTTGTGGACATAGAAATTACGGAAGGATGGCAGTCAATTTGGCTTCATCCATCCGTTTAGTTGACAAGGACATTAATATCTGCTTGGCATATACTGATAGCGCAGTTACCCATATCAGCGAGGAAGAAAAGGCACTTTTCAATCATTTCGTTGAGGTCAACAAAAAGATGCATACATTAGGCAAGAACAACAAAGCCTACATCAAAACAAAGGCTCATCTTGATCAATTAACACCATACGAGGAGACATTGTTTTTGGATGTGGACCAGGTGTGGCTTTGGGAAAAGACACCTTCACAAATATTCGAAGAATTAGGACAGCACGAATATGTGATTGAAAATAGTGGTTATGTTCGATTCGATAATATCATCTTCCCACAGGCTGAAAATTGGTCAGATATGCAGGATGTACGTACTGCTTATGAATTTACCGATGAGCGATTCTACAAGATTCACTCGGAGTTCATATTCTTTAAACGTACGGATAATATACGTACACTTTTTGAAAAGATACGTGAAGTATATACTAAGCCGAAAGTTAAACCACAAGAATTTGAAGGTGCTTATCCTGATGAATATGCGTATGCAGTGGCAATGAGCATCTTACAATTTTACCCAAGCATAGACAACTATGTGCCTACTTTTTGGTACCCACGAGAAAAAAAAGACCTACATTTGCATCAAATAGCCGAACTTTATCTTACTTTATCAATCGGAGGAGCGTATGTTGACGAATCCTCAAAGAAGCAATACAATGCAGTAGTCAAAAGAGCGTTTAACGAATTAGGGTTGCAATCAATCCCATTCCAAATAACGAACTTCACCGACAAACGCACTTATCTAACTGAACGTACCAAAGAATAAAAATGGCACTTCTTCCTTCTTCTGATCCAATCGAATTATTGGCTAATTATTATTCGCATCACCAAAAGCATCCTGCCTATGTGATAGCGAATGAGATCTATCGTTCACTACGCATCCACGCAAATGGAGAATATCCTAAAGAATTGATTGATGAATTGCGTCCAAGCGAAAGCCGAGAGATAAAGGAATATCGTAAAAAAACCTATCAGCCACATACAAAGCCGATAGTAAATAAGATTATTTCATCGCTATATAAGATTCGCAGAAGTCCTGATTGGTCCGTGAAGTATGAAAACGAGGTTGAAAAAACAATCGGAACTATCCCAGTGGGTGAATCAATGTACGATTACTGCGAGGAACATTTCCCATTCTTTACAAGCATCACCAATTGGATGTTTAATGTAGGATTGAAAAACTATTTGATTGATCCTAACGGATTGGTAGCAGTTATGCCATTGAACACAAACGTGGCACCTACTGAATTATTAAAGCCATATCCATTAATCTTCAATTCAAACCACGTAATTGATTTTTGCATTGATGAATATGCTATTGTAGAATCGCAAGATACGATTCCTTATCAAATGAATAGCATCACCAAGCAAGGCAAGGTGTTCTATATCTTTGATAAAACACGCATTTTGCGTTACAAGGAAGCATACAGCGAGGCAGAAAAGAAGGTAGTATTAGTATTGGACTTAGAATACATCCATAACTTGAATAAGTTGCCTGTGTTCCAATTTCAAGGTATTTTCCGTCAGGCTTTAGATACGCATTTCATATTTGAAAGTCGCATATCTTCCATCGTTCCACGCTTAAATGAATTTGCTACCTTATGGAGTGATTTCAAAGCCGAGATTGTTCAGCACGTACATTCAACGCGTTGGATTTTGGCTACACAAGATTGTACACATTGTAATGGTACAGGTAGCATCATCGGGAATGGCGCAACAGGGACTGTGATATGTCCTACGTGTAATGGTAAGCAGAAAGTAATGACTTCACCTTATGAGAATTTGGTGATTGTTACACCTACTAACCAAAACGCAGGTGAAGCCCCATTACCTTCAGGCCCTCCTGCAGGATATATCCAAAAAACGGATGTGGCACAAATGACACAAACGCTTAACGAGATTATCAAAGAACAAGCCTATTATGCCCTATCCGCCATCAATATGGAATTCCTTGCCGAAGCACCATTGAATCAGTCAGGAGTAGCAAAGGAAATTGATAAGGATGAATTAAATAACTTCGTTCACGCAATTGCGGAAGATATTGTTGCTATTTTAGATAAAATCTACGGATTTATTGCCGATTATCGTTACTTCCAAGCAGTGCCTGATCCTATGATGCGTGAAGAATTGTGTCCTGATATTGCAGTTCCTGAAAAGTACGATTTGTTAAGCACTAAATCATCCTTTGAAGAATTGAAGATTGCGCGTGATTCTAAAATCAATGCAACTATTATCACTCAAATGGAATTGGATATCGCACGTAAGTATTTCAGCAGTGATGATGAGGTTGCAGATGAATTGGTTTGTACTATGAACTTAGATCCATTTCCAGGCAAGAGCATAGATGAAATCAATGCAGGATTGCAAAATGGCGGTATTGATAAATTGGACTTTGTTATTTGGTGTAACTTGGTGCAGTTTGTTAAAAGTGCGATTGCCGAGAATGAAGAATTCACTGATTTACCATTAGCAGAGCAAAAGAAAATAATGGCTAAATTTGCACAAGTAACATTAGCACAAAGCAGTTATACTATCGATCCTAAAAAGTATATGCCTGCTATCCCTGAAGAAACTGAAGAACCAATGCAAAATCCATCTCCACTACCATTAGCATAATATGAGCCAAGAGGACTACATTAAACAACTGCATGAATTGATTGATGGGAGCGTTGACAAGTTCAATGCTTCCATTCCAGGCATTCAGGAAAACATAGCCATGCGGATGTCCGTATTGATCAAAGATTTGGATATTGACAATCAAGGAAACATTGTCAATAACGTAAAGAATCTGCGATTGATGGGACAAATCAAGCAGGAGATATCCAATATAGTCCTTAATAAGCAATTAGAGGCGAATGTAGCCGAGTTCTTGAATAAGTTTACTGATGTAGCATCTTTGCAGAATCAGTACTTTAAATCGATGAATAAGTCGTTTAAACCTGAAGCCATCCTAACCGAGATACGCAACCAATCTATCGAAGCAACAGCGAATAGTTTAACGGAGGCAGGAATCAATGCAAATGTGATTGAACCAGTGACTGAAATGCTACGCACGAATATCACAGCAGGGGGAAGTTGGCGCGATTTGAATAAGATGGTGCAGGATTATATCTTGAATAATGAAAAGGGATTAGGCGCATTGCAACGCTACACCACGCAAATCACAAATGATAGTTTAAATCAATTCAGCGCACAATATACCTATACTATTGCGGATAGTTTAAACTACAAATGGTTTATTTATACAGGCAGTTTATTGCGCACCTCACGAGCATTTTGTGAGGCATTAGTTGCCAAAAGATATGTTCATAAAAGTGAACTTCCTGCTATTGTTCGAGGCGATTTTGAGCCATTTAAAAAGACGGATAATATGAATCCAAAAACAGGATTACCGAAAGGGATGGTCGATGGAACAACAGCCACTAATTTCTTTGTGTATCGTGGGGGATATAATTGTGGGCATCAATTGACACCCACTGATGCAAGATTTGTTCCGTTAGATATTCGTTCAAGATTTCCAGGCTAACGAAGAAAAGTTCTTCGCATACCATTTCAACGCATTCTTCTCATTCAAGGCTGATACATACAAATGACCTTGTTTTAATTCAGCAATGATATTTCCAATGTCATTCAATTCACGCTTATGCTTTTCTATCTTAATGAAGGTACAAGTCGGAGAATGATATATAAATCCATCAGCAGGTTCATCGCTTGTTTCAATCTTGAATAAGGTATGACCTTTTTTGATCGTCATACTGCCCAAATAATTGTCTACTTTCTCAACCTGTGGAGTAGAAATACGCGTTACTGCTAATGAATCTGCATCTTCCATAGAGGATGCTAGTGCAGAGCCAAAAGACTTAATAAAAGTTGATAGTTTGCTCATTGTTTAGGTTTTTCGTTTTCTATTTTAACAAATTGTTCTGCTTTATATATACATTTTGATGCATGGTCTAAAAATGCTTCTATTAATTCAATTTCAGCAGTTATAACACGTAATTCTGCTCTTTTGTTATTTTCCATTTTTTTATACTCATCAAACAGCATTTTAAGAGTATTAATATCCATTTTTTCGTAGTCTAACATAGATTAGTTTTTAACTGCTTCGCGCAATAATTTGTAGATGGTTGCTTCAAGTCCAAAGTTACCACCAATTTTCTTCTTAATTTCGGTTTGTTTGTCCAGCAACAAGCAGTAGATGTCCTGCGGAACATTCTTCAGGGTAATGCTTATTTTGATTGGACTATCGTTAATATCAGATTTGCCATTGTTAGCCATATTTCTGCATTTATTTGAACAATATTTTTTGTCCTTTCTGCCACTCATTGCGGAATGGCAGAACTGACATTGTTGTGAATTAAAATGGTGAATCATCGTGTGAAGTAGTTGGTTTTGGCTTTGGTTCGTAAGTGCTTAGTTGCACATATTCCTTACCCGAGCGACCACGCTTAATATCCACATTCACCCATCCATTCTTCGAATTGGCTTTCAAAAAATTAATGGCTTCCTCCACTTTGAAGGACATTTGACCGATTACAAAATCAGGAGCATTTGGACTGCGCTTAAATAAGATGCCATCTGCAAATACAGGTTCGGGTTTTTGGTTTAGTTCTACTGACATTGGATTGTTTGTTTGAAGGTTTAAAATTGAAATGAAATTATTTAGATTCTGATTCATTGATTGCTTTCTTTAAGTACAAAGCCATATCCAATGCTTCCTCGTATGCGTGTTGTAGCCACTCTTTATGCGTTAAATCGCTTCGGTCCATCGTGGTGTTGTATTTTGCTATTCCGCGTTGCTCTCTGCTCTCTAAATCGCTAATAACGGATTGAAGGAGGTGTGAATTCATAAGTTAAATGCTTTAATTGTAAATTCAAATGGGTTGCCATTGATTGCTTTTACCTGCTCCAACATTTGCCGAGCCACATTGCGTACTTCAACCTGCGCGTGTTCAGAATCACGAAGGTGCAGGAAGTGAACAAAACTGCGCCAATTGAACATTATATCCATAGTAATCTGCGAATTCATTGTCTTAAAGAATCGTGCGGATTCTTTTGCTCTTTTGCGACCTAAAATAGGGGTTAAATCAGCCAAGCATTCGTGATATAGTGTATTGCCTAAATTGGTATAAGTAAACAGCGCATTTGTCCATTTTTCATTCCAATCTTCAGGCATATAATGTTTATCTTCCTTTAGTTCCTTATATCGCGCAGATTCACCATTGATGCTCACACCTATGCGATGCTTTAACAAATGGATGTGTGTTGCTTGATCAACTGTTACTAAAAAATGCAAACTACTTTTCTCAAATGGCGTGTGGTGTCCTTCCTTTGCTAACATAGTCAACAAAGCAGGGATGCGTTCAACTTTTTCTATTGTTAAATCTCTACTTGTGGAAGTCCAGGCAGATTGTGCGTGGATTTGGTCATTGCCATAGTGACCTATTAATTCAACTTTATTCATTTGGTTGCTTTGGTTTATTTGGTTCCGTAAAGATAAAAACAACCTATCAATTATCCAAATCCTAAATTACTTTTGTGAAAACAACGAGGCAATTATGTCTAATTCAATTATCGCCATATCCCCTAAAGGATTGGAATACAAAATGAGCAGATTGACGGCAGAAACACATAAGCATCTTATGTTACAAGCCAATGAGCGTGGATGGTTTTATGGAACACGTGAGGAAGTTAATGCTTGGCGTAATAAGTCAGGCTATTTCACTACACCAAGTGTTCAAGAAATTAGCAAGGACAATGAAATCCTTGAATTAAAGCGACAATTGGCAGAACTTCAAGCAATGCAAATTGCACAGGAAGAAAAAGAATTGCCAAATGATATCGAAACACCTATGAATGCCAAAGTGGTGATAGGGTTCATTAATTCAGCACATACAATTGAAGAAGTAGAGCGCATTGCAGGTACTGACAAGCGTTCAACAATATTGAAAGCGGTTAAAAAGCGCATTTCTGAACTGACCTAATCATCACAAAACAATAATTATGGGTAAAATCAAAATTGGCGAATTGGTAAAACAATTGGCAGACAAGGTTGGAACTATTGACCAATCATCACAAGCGTTTATTGATATTTTGTCAACTAACGTGGAAGTAGAACAAAGCATTGCAGATGCCATCTTGGAATCTACATTGACCATTAAAACTGCTTCACAACATCCTGAAGTGCGTAATAAAATCCGCGCGGAGGTATTCAATGGTGTAGATAAGAATATCGAAAACTATTTGAACACATTAGAATTAGCCGATGACAAACGCGAAGGCATCCTTACTGAAAAGGAAACATTCAAGCGTTTAAAGTTGGTTGAAACTGCTATGAAGGAGCAATTAGATGCTTTGAAATCAGTACAAGGTAAAGCACCAAAAAATAGCGATGCTGAAGAAGCATTGAAGGCGCAAGTTACCAAGTTGACTAACGATTACAAAGCGTTGCAAGATACCTTTAACCAAGAAAAGCAATCTTTATTAGATAGCCATTCTCAATCGATGATTAATTATCAGTTGAGCAATATGTTGGCTTCTAAAAAGTATGCACTACCTGATGCTATGGCTTCCGATATGAAACAACAAATCGCTATGACTGCATTGCAGAACAAAATGAGCGAGATGGGGTTAGTGGTAAAGAATGAAGGAGGTAAGTTACAATTGTTCACTAAAGAAGGAACAATGGCATTAGACAAACAAAACTCTCAAATCCTGATTGATAAGTTCGTGGATGAAACACTCGTCCAAAATAAGTTAATTGACCTGTCGGGTAGTAATCCTGCCCAAGGTAAACAACCTGTTGCAACTTCTGCTCCAGGTGTTATCCAACCGAATGGAGGCATTAGTAAAACTTCTGCATTTGAAGCATCACTAACTGCTGATATTAACGCACAATTAGGTCAAGCATAGCCATAAAATAAACAGGCAATTGCTTAATCTATTTTAAACAATCAAAACAAACATTTACTAAAATGGCAAATGGTTTTTCTTTGGGGTTACTTCAGATGATGAAGGAAGTTACTAAAAGTGCTACCCCTGCGTACAAATTAGATCCTTACGGGTTCTTGGCTTCTCTTTACACTGCTCACTCTCCAGGTTCTATCAAAGTTGATTCTTATGATGGACACTTCAAGACGGTGAAAGTTAAGAAAAAGAAGCGTCTAACAGTTAGCGATACATCTACAAGCCTATCATGTGCTATGGGTGCGCCAATTCCTTACACTGAAGATACAGTTAGCGTTGCTAACGTGCGTCAAGTGGCTTTCAGTTTATCTGACGAAACAGTTGCGGCGTTTGATGCTTATGCTTCTCAATTGCAATTGGTTCCAGGCATGGCTCCTGAAAATCCATTGATGTTCGAAATGTTGGATTCAATGATGGTTGCGGCTAACGCAATTCTTCAAGGTGTTAACGAAGATTTAGTTGCTTTAGCAGTTGCTAACGTAGGTAAAAACATCGTTACAGGTTCAACTGCCGCTACTACATTAAACATCACAAACGATGCGACTAAAAATTACCTTTCTGCAGGTGTCACTCAATTGATGAGCGAATTCAAGCAGAATCGTTTTTCAGGACGTCCTATCATCGTTGGTAGTGGTTTGATGTATAATTGGTTCTTACAAGCAGGTGCTTCAACAGGTTCTTCATTCACAGGTTTGGACACACGTGTACAAGCGGCAGGTATGGATTTCTTCTTGGATTACACTATGGGTAATGCAATCGAAGGTAATGGTAATGACATCGTAGTTTACGAAAAGGATGCTATCCAAATTGTAGAATACATGAAGTATCAAGGTTTCAAAGCAGGTGCTAAGCCAGGTGCTTCAATCTTCGGTACAATCACATTGCCTATGCCTAACGCAGATGGTACATTGGTTCCTGTGAAGTTCGATTACCAATTACGTTACAACGATTGTGCTGTAACTGAAGGTGAAGAAACTTTCGAGAAAGGATATAACATGATTTTGAGCAAAAACTTCGGATTGTACACAATCCCAACTGATGCTTACAAAGCAAGTGATGTTCTTACAGGTAATCGTGGTTCATTGGCATACGAAGTTACAAACGTTGCTTAATCTGAATCAGCAATAAAATGATAAAGGGGGGTTGGTTTATATCAATCCCCTTTTTATCTTTACACAATAAAATCAAAAATTATGTCTTGCTTTGAAGGTTTCATAGGGGTTAAAGGATGTCAGGGCGCGGAAAGCGAAAGCGGTTTATACATCAATTCGTTGCCAGGCGTGACCTTGCAGAGCATTGATATGATTGCCAATTCTGAACAAATCACCTTTGTGGAGGTATTTAAGGAAGTTGAAGCACGTGCAGGTTTGAAGATTCAACAAGACATTATCAACTACCTAAAGAAGCGTTACAAGTTAAAAACCATTACGCAATCCATAAATTTGGGCAAGCGTTTTAATCCTGCGGTAGCAACTACACCAACAAGCACACAATATCGTGGCTTTAGTGTAGATTTAGGATATGTGCCAAATGGCAACCAATTAGCAGAAACACAATTACAACATATACGCGTTCAAAGCCTATCGTTGTATGCAGATAATATCCCTGCAAATCCTGTTTTAGTTCAAATTGTGAACAAAGAAACAGGGGAGGCAATGTGGAGCAAATACATTACCATTACAACAACAGGATGGCAAGATATTAACGTAAATCAATCATTCCGTACTACTGCATTAATGTGCTATTATGATGCGAATGGATTGGATAGCGTTAGTTTACCAATTCCACAAGCGGCTTATGGCTTATGTCAATCGTGTTCATTATTCCTTTATGGACCAAATTGTCGCGCGATGTTGTATGGTATTGAATCACACGGAGCAGATGCGACTATTTATGATCAAAATTGGGACACATTTGGATTAACAGGCGTGTTCAGTATCGGTTGTTCTTATGATGGTATTGTTTGCGATAACAAGATGAATTTTGCGGATGCTTACTTATACCTATTAGGTACGGAATTGATGGTTGAAACAGCCTATTCTGACCGATTAAATGAATTTACAACCGTTAAACGTGCAGATGCTGAAGAATTACGTGCCATCTTCCAAGTGGAATATGAAAAGCGTTTATCCAATGCGTTGGATGGAATAGAAATCAGTTTGCGCAATTGTTGTATTGAGTGCAATTATCCATATCAAGTACGTGAATCAAGAATGTAATGCCTGTATCGACTAACATAGATGCTTTAATAAACAATTTGGAGGCAAAGTTAAACGATGCCACTAAGCAGTTCATTGCATTGGAAGTCGCATCGGCTTTGTTAGGTCCTGTGAAGGCAAGAATACACAATGATGGATTAGCAGGTGATGGGAGTGAAATTGGAACATATAGCAATGCGTATCTTAGAGAAAGACAACGGAAATATAACCGAACAGCAGATTCAAAAGTTGTATTATCTTTGACAAGACAAATGGAGAATGATTTTACTGTTCAAGCAGTTGGCAATAATTCCTATGGGTTAGGATATAACAACGCGGAAAACTATAAGAAGGCAGTGTGGAATGATAATCGGTTCGGGCATACAGTTTATGCTCTTACAAAAGAAGAAGAACAAATAGCGAGTGAAATCGCCAAAGATGCGTTAATCAATGCCCTTACTAAGTAACATCGTAGCAAATATCAATGCGCAGATTCAAGCGAAACTGCCATCACAAGAATTTCAGATGGCACAATATAGTGGCATCACCATTCCAATCACGCGTACTTTAAAAGAAAATGGAACGGCCACTTTTCCAGGTGTACGTGTTCCAAATAGCAAAGATGCAAAAGCCATCGTATTAGATGACAAATACAATTTAATCGTTTACCATAAATTAGTTGGGAATACATATAGCGTTGTGGAGGATGAAGATTATGGGGATGATTATTCAATCGTTAAACAGGTCACGACTATGCAAATGGTTGTGTGGGCGCAGTCCTCTAAAGTAGGGTTTCTTTCGGAACACGAATTAGAATCTGCCATATCGGGAGCAATTTTTGGGCAAATGAATCTTAAACCATTCTTTAGCCTATTTGTTGTGCCAACATCTACGAACTACGAAAAAAATTCGTTATTCGGTCAGGAATTTAAAGGTGTGAGCAATATTTTGCAAAACGACCACTTGTATTTTGCTATCAATTATACAATTGATTCGACTTTTGAAAAGGATTGCTTCAGCATCTGCGACTGCACGGAGGTGTAGTAAACAATCAATTTAATTTTAAACTTTAAAGACAATGTCTTACGGTACTACTTACGGCACAGGATGTTTGGCTTTGAGTGCATTCCAATGTGAGCCGTGCGCTCCTATTGAACACGGAAGAATTCGTGGTGTGGCTCTTATCCATAAATCTTTTGCTTTCACTGATCCTACCGATCCAACCGAATGGGCAACAGGTATCTCCGCAGGTTCAATTTTCGTTATTCCAAAAACTAACGGACAATTTGATGGAGGAACTGAGCAATACGGTGAAGGATTTGGTAATGATGACAAAGAGTACGAAACATCTGAATTCAAAGGTATGTTTAGCGACTTCAACTATGAAGCAAACGCTGTTGCTTATAACAAAGCACGTAAAACTGCCCACAAGGATTACAAGATTGCTTTCTGCTCTGAAAACTTCGTTCACATTTCCGAAGGTATGGTTACAATTCAACCAAAAGCAGTCATTCAGAATGACAAGAAGAAACGCGTGGTTTGGGAAGTTAGTTTCTCATTCATCCAGGAGGACCACCCTGTTCCTTACTTGAAGCCTGATGGCATCTTTGTATGTGATTAATAATAGGGGAGTGCTGTAACATTCCCCTATTTTAATTTTCTAACTATGACACATTTCAGAGATTGGCTGTCCGTACATATCGAACAAACAATAGGCTTTGTAGGGGGATTCTCTTATGGCTTATTTTCGATTCATTTATCAAGCACAGTGCATGAATTCATTATAAAGTTAGTAATGGCTTTATTTGTTGGTTTCATTACTGCATTAGGTGGATGGCTTTTCAAGTTAATTGTGAAATGGATTACACCTAAAAAACACCATTGATATGGCTGATTTAACTATTAAAAAGAGGCTTACAACGAAAAGCCCTAAACTATTCCAAAAAATTGCGAAGATTGGCATTGGTCTTGGTGCAGTGGGTGCTTCGATTGTGGCATTACCTGCAAGTGGTATTATTATTCCTACTGCAATTGTAGCAGTTGGAGGATATATGATTGCTGTCGGTTCGGTAGCAACTGCCATTTCCAAGTTAACCGTTGATCATTCGGAATTGGAAGAAACATCACAACCTTAAAGAATTAGTTGGGGGATGCTTCGGTATTCCCCTCTAATTTGTAACTTTGTTCTATGTCAACGCAAAAAGTATATCCTGTTTATTCCTTCCAATACATCCAAAATAAATTGGTGGAATTATCGCGTCAAAAATTGAATTATGCTGATTTACCTGAACAGGTACAAGCAGATTGGACGGAAACGGATATTACATCATACGCTTACATTAAAAACAAACCAACCATTCCTTTAGTGATTGGGGATGTCGTTGGTCCTGCTTCGTCCGTAAATGGCGATGTGGTTCTATTTGATGGAACAACAGGCAAATTAATTAAAGATAGTGGGGTATTATTCACTGATGTGATGTTGAAGTCCGTTTATGATACGGATAATTCAGGGGTGGTTGACAAAGCAGAAGGGATTACTATTTTAGGGAGAAATTCAACAGGAGCAACCTTATATAAAGGTTCAATTGTTTATATTAGTGGTTCAACAGGTAATAGACCTAATTTTACATTATCACGAGCCAATGCTGAATCAACATCAGCAGGTACATTTGGGATGGTTTTAGTTGATATGCCTAATAATACGGATGGGTATGTAATGTGCGCAGGATTTGTTGATAATTTAGATACACGGACAACAGCACCACACCCAATTACTGCTGTCACATTATCAGATGGTGATAAATTATATTTAGATCCAAATAACGCAGGGTATGTTACAAATGTAAAACCATCAGCACCTAACCATCTTGTTTATATTGGTGTAGTTACGCGAACATCACCGACAAATGGAACAATAGTATTACGGATTCAAAATGGCTATGAATTAGACGAATTACATGATGTTGCTATTGCCACTCCTACAAACAACGATATTCTAACCTATGAAAGTTCTACTTCATTATGGAAGAATAAAACAATTGCCACGATTTTAGGATATACACCACAAGCGCAAATTACACTCACAACAACAGGTAGTAGTGGTTCTGCTACTTTTGTGAGCAATACACTAAATATCCCTACTTACACTGCCGATGGATTATTACCATCTCAAACAGGCAATAGTGGTAAATACTTAACCACAAACGGAACAACGACAAGTTGGGCAACCGTTTCAAGTGGAGGGATGACTAATCCAATGACCACAGCAGGGGATATTATATATGGTGGAGCAAGTGGTACCCCAACGAGATTAGGTATAGGTACATCAGGATTTATTCTTCAAGCAGGTGCATCTGCTCCTGCGTGGTTTGACTTATTTGGTACTGCTAATACATTCACAGCACAACAAACTATTCAATCCAATTCGAATCGCGTAATAAGGTTAAATGGTATCAATTCAGGCGGTTATGCTTCAGGCACAACCATAACAGCAAGTGCCGCGAATCAGCCTGTAACGGTTACCAATGCACAAGGAATTATATTTACACATAATGAATCGGTAAATACAAACACCTATTTCCCATTATTTACTTTTGCAAATAGGTCATTAGGTGGTTATGTGGCAACGGTTCCTGAATGGCAGTTGCGTATGTTTTCGCCAGGTTCAGGAAGCACAGGATGCCGAGTAATGGAAATCACTATTCCATCTTCAACTGCTTTCACAGCGTCACAAATAGCCGAGCGTTGGGATATATTCCAAACATCATCAAGTTATGCGTTTAAACAGCATTATTTGCGTACTTCAATAGATACAGCAGGTGCGTTGAATACTGCATCGGCATTATTGCATATTGGGGCAGGTGCAACAGGGTATGCGCAAATTAACTTAAAAACATCTGCAGGTACTGCTCCATCTGCTCCTGCTGATGGTGATATTTGGTATGATGGGACCAATTTAAAAATGCGTGTTGGCGCAACTACTAAAACATTTACACTCGTATAAAAATGGAAATACAATTATCAAAGCAAATAGATGCGCGTTCCGCAATTAAGACGGATGTGGTTAGTTATACAACAATTACTGATAGTCAGGACTACAAGACAGTAGTTACTGAATTGTCAATGGCAATTGATGAATTGGGCAATCCTATCAAGCGCATATTGGTATTATGGGAAGGCGAAGCCTATGATGCAGTAGGTCAATGGACCGATGAACAAGCCGAGCAACGCATCAAAGAATTGTTAGAATCAGAATAATTACTATATTTGTCTAATGAAATCTACCAAATTAACATTAGACCAAATTTTAGCATTGCAACTTGAATTGGAAGGCAACGACCAAATCAAAGGAATTTTAGCGCATAAGTTACCATTCAAGACAAAGTATTATTTAAACGAATTATTGCAAAGCATCAAGCCGAGCGTGGAATTCGTGCGTTCTGAATCGGACAAATTAGTCAAGGAATTAGGCGTGGAGGATAATGGGCAGATAATCATCAAACAAGATAATCCTGCATTTGCTCAATATTGGAAGCAGATGGAAGAAATAACGAGTGTGGAGAAAGAAATCACACACTATCCATTTACATTTTCTGATTTTGAGCATTGTGAATTAGATGGCTATCATAGGCACATATTCCTGCTCATACAAAACAATTGACGATGCCACGCTACGAAATCAAGAAACTTAACAAAATGGTATGCGAAGTTCGCGTTTACCTGAAAAAAGGAGAAAAGGACTTCAACATTTTTATCAGCCCTGACCACCATTGGGATAATCCCAAATGCGACAGGAAGCTATTAAAGAAACATCTCGATGAAGCGTTGCAAACGGAAGCATTGATTGTAATGCCAGGCGATACATTCTGCTTGATGCAGGGGAAATGGGATCCACGCAGAAGCAAGAAAGATATTCGCCCTGAACATAATGTTCACAATTATTTGGATGCAGTTATCAATGATGCCATTGAATGGTATAAGCCATACAGCAAGAATATGATATTGGGCAATGGGAATCACGAAACAGCCATTTTGAAGAATTTAGAAACGGATGTATTGGAACGATTTGCAGGTGGAATGGGTAGAGCAGTTCCTGTTATGGGTTACCACGGATGGGTAATGATTAAGATAATTGAAACTAATAGTGGAAAGGTAAACAATGTTCTTAACTTATACTTTCATCACGGATATGGTGGTGGTGGTGCGGTTACACGTGGGCAAATATCAATGTCGCGCCATATGATGGCAGTAGAGAATGCTGATATTATCAGCCAGGGACACATCCACGAGAAATCAAATACCGAAGTAATGATGCACTATTTGGATACAAGTCCTAGTAGCAACAAGGCTAAGATTAAGTCCGTATTGTTGGTTCAAAGTAGTACTTACAAACAAGAATATACCGAAGGTGGATTCCATATTGAAAAGGGCAGACCTGCCAAGCCATTAGGTGGTGTATTTATTAATGTAGAACAAGTGCGCGATGAAAATGGTTCAAGAAAATTGATTAAGAAAGCTATGTTTTACGGAACGCAGACTATAGATTTGTAATGCTATGGCGAAGCGTAGGAAACAAATTGAGGAAGTTACGATTAAGTATCGTAGATTAGGCAAGGAGAAGGCTTACGGAATTGCGGACCATTCAACAGGTACTATAGAAATTGATATAAGAATTAATGGCAAAAAGCACTTGGAGATACTAACGCACGAAAGTTGTCATATCTTGTTGCCTGAAATGAACGAGGAAGGTATTGTTAGGCTTTCAACAGCATTAACACGCATTCTTTGGGACCAAGGTTACAGGCGAGTAGATAATAGGGATTTAATTCCTTTGCAGGATGAACATTTGATTTAAAGATACGGAGGTTTGTTGTTAATAATGGGGGTTTGGCTTTAGTCCACCCCTTCTCCGTTTAAATAGTGCCATTTTTTTATTATTCTTAAAAAATAGTTTGCCGTCCAGGACGATGTTTGAGGCATATTTGATTAAAAAAGTGAAAAATAATTATAAAAAAACTTGCAAAATGTAAAAACGCGTTTTATCTTTGTTCTACCAAACAATCAAAAAACAATTAAAACCTACCACAATGAAAATTTCAAAAAAATTCCAAGTTATTAGAGAACAAGCCGATGTATTATTTGCTCAACCTGTACGTAGATGGGAAAATTCTAATATTGATCGTGCAGAACTATTTGTTGGCTGTTTAGGTGAAGATTTTAATGTGTTATACGATAGCAATAAAAATTGGTACGTAGAAACAACCACTAATTTGTATAAAGTTATTTTTTTAAATTAATCAAATGGGGGATGCGCATCCATCACGCATATAAAAAATTAAAACCTACCACAATGAAAAACAACATTTACACCGAAATCGAATTAAATCTTATTGCAGGCATTCCTGTTCAAGTTGAAGTAATGGATGAAAATGGTCAATGGCATGAGCATAACTACGCATCCACTAATATGCTTCAAATAGAAGTAGATTTAAAGCGCACCTATTCAGGTCAACTAATTGATGCTATGATCAACCAATTAGGCTTAAACTACGCTACTTTATCAATCGATTGTTCAATTAACTAAAACCAACAAATACAATGAGCAAAATTATCACCAAAGAGAAAAAAATCACTTCACCAATCAGTGATGACAATGGCTACGAAATCTTCGTTACTTACACATTATTAGAAGTAATTGAAGGATGGGAACGCGATGAAGATGACTTATTCACTCCTATTGAATTTCATTATGAAATACAAACAATTCACGATGTTGTATTGCAATATCATAGCCATTTTGTAAGCATAGGAGAAACAGTATTTACAAATAGTATAATGTTTGATGTAATCTGCAATACACTGCTTGAAAATGCTGAAGATAATTGGAATAACTAATCTGCTCGGTTGAATGTGGGGTTGGTAGTATGCAGATAACACCACCCCACCACTTCCCGACAAAAAATAATCAAATGCCAAAAACAAAAACAATCAAACGAGGTAGAAAGCCAGTAAGCAATGATGACAAGAAAGTACAAGTTACATTCTATGTTCAATATGCTAAATTGCGTAAATTCGGATGTGAATTCAGTAATAACCGAGCAATCCACACCGAACAATTAGTTGACTTCTTAAATTCTAAAATTGACGAACAATGAAAAAATTATTTAAATTAATCTACTACCGATTATTAAACAGCGAAACATTCCGCTATGCTTTCTTGATTCCAGGCAATGGAAGAAAATGGGAATGGTATATTGTTAATGGCAAAAAGTATTGGAGAGAAGTTCCGCAGGATAAGCCAAAAGTAAAGTTGCATCATTCAATCAATCGTGATGGTTCAACTACTAATTACACGGATGTTCCAATGACTTGCTAACATATTCCTGTGCATAATTTAACCAAATTATTAATACCTTAATTCGTAATTTTACACCAACAAAACCAACCAATTATGTCAAATTTAACTACTAAAGAATTCTTTGCCCAAATATCCGTTCAGGATAAGTTCAAAGAAATGTTAGGGAAGCGTTCCCCACAATTTATTACATCAGTATTGCAGATTGTCGCATCAAATGATTTGCTAAAGAAAGCCGATCCAATGTCGGTGTATCAATCTGCGGCAGTAGCCGCTACATTGGACCTCCCATTGAATAATTCGCTTGGATTCGCCTATATCGTACCTTACAATCAACGACAAAAGGACGGAAGTTATAAGACAGTAGCGCAGTTTCAAATGGGATATAAGGCATTCATTCAATTGGCTTATCGTTCAGGGCAATTTTTGACTATTTCATCCTCCAAGATTTATGAAGGACAAATTATCGAAGCAAATCCACTAACAGGATATAAGTTCGATTTCAGCAAAAAAACAAGCGATAAGGTTGTAGGATATGCTTCTTATTTCAAACTAATTAATGGAGCAGAAAATACCTTATTTATGTCAACGGAGGAATTGACTGCACATGGCAAGAAGTTCAGCCAAACATTTGCGAAAGGTTATGGATTATGGAAGGATGACTTCGATGCAATGGCAAGTAAGACAGTATTAAAGTTATTATTGAGCAAATTTGCACCTTTATCCGTTGAAATGCAGAAGGCAGTTATCAGCGACCAGGCAGTAGTATTAGATGCTGATTCAAATGAGGTGGAATATATTGACAATGAAAAGACCACATTGGATATTGATGAAGTCAATAATCGCAAGGAACGTGAGCGCATTGTTGCACATATCAAGAAATTAGGAACAGCAGAAGAATTAAACGCATTTGAAGATACTGCCATCGGTAACGGGTGTTATGATGAATTGCAAGAGCAACGCGAAAATATCAGTAAAAAATCAACTAAAAACAAATAAAAACTACCACTATGAAGTACAAAGTAACACTATCAAGCGAAACGGACATTAACAATGTAGAATGGATTTATGTGCGCCTATTTGATGAAAATGGGTATTGTAAAGAATCAAAACCATTTTATGCCAATGAAATTAGTAAAGCACAAGAAACCTACGATGCGTGGGTTGAATTCTTAACTATCAACAATGATATGTGGAAGAAAGTTGAATTGAAAAGCACAATTATTGAATAATAAATTGCATATTTGCTGACCAATAACACTAACTACCACTATGAATCAAGTATTATTCCGTTGCTCTCAATTGGGCAAATTAATGACCGAGCCTAAATTAAAGGCTGATAAGGAGGCAGGATTGCTTTCTGAAACTACAAAGACATACATCAAAGAAATTTGGCTGAAGAATGAATATGGCTACGATGAAATAGTTGTCACTGATGCTATGCTCAAAGGATTGCTGTGTGAACAAGATGCGATGCAATTAGTTCAGGATGTCGCAAATGATGGAATCTTCCGCGAGAAGTTCAAAGATTTTTTAAAGAATGATTACATTATGGGTACACCTGATTTAGTAATTACTGATAAAGGTGAACGTATTGTGGAAGATACTAAATGCTCGTTTACGATTAAGTCATTTATGGAATCGGATATGTCAAAGATATATGAATGGCAATTGCGTGGGTATATGTGGCTTACAGGAGCAACAAAAGCACGATTGCGCTATGCTTTGATTGATACACCATTAGAAATCATCCAGGAAGAACAAAAGCGTTACTTTTTTAAGTTCGGATGCGATGAGAATAATAAGCAATATCAGCGCATTTGTAAGCAGATTGAAAAGAATCATACATTTAGTCATATTCCTGCTGAAAAAAGGCTTAAAACATTCGAAATAAGCCACGATGATTATAAGATATCTTATTTGATATCTCAAATTGAAAAATGTAGAAATTATTACAGCAAAATTGAATTATAATGTTTAAAGAAAGTAAAAAACAATATTTTGCTCCATACAATTTATGGGAAGATTACAAAGCAGGTATGTATAACACTTATAACATTATTGATAAGGATATTAAAATTCAAAATGCAATTAAATTGCTTTCAAATAAACAAGAATTCTTCCAAGTATCAATGGAAATGGTTAGCAAATGGGAAGTATCTGCAAAAGTTAATTTAACCAATTTAAACCAAAATAGAAAGGCTTGGATAGGAGCCGCATCTTGTATGTATAAATATAATGTTCCTGAAATATTAACACGTATTGCGTGGAATAGTTTAGATAAAGAAGAACAGGATAGAGCCAATGAATCGGCACAAGATGTAATTCAAATTTATATAAACCGTTTAAACTACCACAATAATGTCCAAACTTTATTCTAATCAAAATGTCTTAGACGCATCCTTAGAAAGGATTGATTACACTTTCAATAATTTTGAAAAAATCTATCTTTCTTATAGTGGCGGTAAAGATTCTACTGTTATGCTTCATTTAGTAATGGAATTTGCTAAAAAGTATAATAAAAAAATAGGTCTTTTATTTATTGATTTGGAAGGTCAATATAAATTAACTATTGATCACATCCAGTTATGCTATGAAATGTATGCAGATTTAATTGAACCTTATTGGGTTTGCTTACCTATACATTTGAGAAATGCTGTATCAGTATTTGAAACACATTGGAAATGTTGGGATAAATCAGCAGAAAAATCTTGGATAAGAGAATTTCCTAAAAATGCTATTACCAATTATGACTATTTCCCATTTTTTCACGATGGAATGGAATTTGAAGAATTTGTACCTGAATTTGGCAAATGGTATGCAAAAGGTAAAACTTGCGCGTGTTTTGTAGGTATTCGAGCAGATGAATCTCTTAATCGTTTTAGAAGTATTAATAGCAAATCTAAAATTAGATTTAATGATAAATCTTGGACTACAAAGGTAGTAGATAATGTTTACAATGTTTATCCAGTATATGATTGGAAAACACAAGATTTGTGGGTATATCACGCAAAAAATAAACATTTACCTTACAATAGATTATATGATTTAATGCATTTAGCAGGGTTAAAATTGTCACAAATGCGTATTTGTCAACCATATGGTGATGATCAACGTAGGGGATTATGGCTATTCCATTTAATTGAGCCTGAAACTTGGGGTAAAGTTGTAGCACGAGTTAATGGTGCTAATAGTGGAGCATTATATGTAAATGAATCAGGTAATATGACAGGATATAGAAAAATAAGTAAACCTGATGGTCACACTTGGCAATCTTTTGCTAATTTATTAATTGATTCAATGCCACCAAAAACAAGGGTTCATTATCAAAACAAAATATCAGTATTTGTTAAATGGTGGATGGATAGAGGATATTCAGATGGTATTCCTGATGAAGCAGATTACAAATTAGAATCTGACAAAAAAGTACCAAGTTGGAGAAGAATATGCAAATCATTATTAAGAAATGATTATTGGTGTAAAGGATTATCTTTTACACAGCATAAAAGTGAAGCATACAATAAGTATTTAAAACTTATTGAATCGAAAAAAAACAAATGGCAATTAAATATTTTTAACTAATAAACTACCACAAAATGAAACAAACATTAGAAACATTAATCAGTGAAATTAATAATTATTCACTTGATGAAAAAATTGAAGCAATTAATTCAATTAAAAAAGAATTGCACAAAATTAGTCCATTTAGCAATGAGCCAGTAGATTGCGTTATTTGGGTAAAAAATAATTCAGTACACGCAAATGACTATAACCCAAATTCAGTTGCTCCTCCTGAAATGAAATTATTGCATATTTCAATTAGTGAAGATGGATATACACAGCCAATTGTATCAATGTTGGAAGAAAATGGTATGCGTGAAGTAATTGATGGATTTCATAGACATCGTGTTGGGAAAGAATATGAAGATGTGCAAAATCGTGTACATTCATATTTGCCTGTTGTAACTATCAATGAAAATAGAAAAGATAAAGCAGATAGAATTGCATCTACTATTCGTCATAACCGTGCAAGAGGTAAACATAAAGTTACTGCAATGAGTGATATTGTAGTTGACTTAAAAAAACGTAATTGGAGTGATGAAAAAATTGCACGTGAATTGGGTATGGATCCTGATGAAGTATTACGATTATCGCAAATTTCAGGACTTGCAGAAATGTTTGAAGACAAAGAATTTTCAATGTCTTGGGATATTGATTCAATTAATAATGATGATAAC